CTGCGTTCCAGTATTGTCTTTCTCCCCTGGCCAGTATGATTTATGATCACCTGTCAAGTAAGAGGTGGCTTCTACGTGGAACCGCAACACCGGCGTCTTTCCAAGGCTTTGAACGTATAGCCGGGGAAAAATTCGTATCGGGAGACTACGAATCGGCTACTGACAACTTCAATTTGGGTCATAGTCGTCACATTCTTAAAAGAGTCTTAGAGACTGCTTCCACCGTTCCAGACGGTGTGAAGGAGACTGCATTAGACTCGTTGAATGCGGTAGTCGTGTCAGACGGTCGGGAAACTTTCATGAGGTCGGGTCAGCTGATGGGAGATAAGCTCTCGTTCCCACTGCTGTGCCTGACTAACTACCTTGCGTTCGCTTACGCAATGCGACCTTTTGGCAAGTTGCCTCCATGCAGAATTAATGGAGATGATATTGTCTTTAGGTCGACAGTTGCGCAAGCGGACCGGTGGTTCCAGGAAGTTTCCCGCTCGGGTTTGGTCGTAAGTAAGGGAAAAACGATGGTTGACGATCGTTTTTTTTCTCTGAACTCGACTTTCTTCGAGTCCACTGGAGGTTACCCTAAGTTCGTACGGTTCATACGGCCCCTTCCTTTGATGCGTCCATCCACTGATGGATCATTGAGGTTGGGGTCGAGGGCGCGGTCATCGTGTGTCGGTTTTTCCGGCACTGGTCGTGAACTCATTTGGACTGAGTTCTTAAGGCGTAATAAATCATACCTTTGGAAATCTCAGGTTTCTTTGTCAAGAGGTCACGGCATCCGTGTTAGACCTCACAACCTGTCGGCCCTTGGTATCTTTGAGCGTGAGCAAACTTACCTGAGTTTGCCAGATTCATTAGATTCGTTTCCGTCACAGTCCCGTCGTTTGGACGGATTTGTTCGGATTCCCGTTACGACAAGGGCTACGGCAAGGGCCGTTGCAGGTTGTCGAGACGAGCTTCGCATGAAGTTCGTGGATGAGGCGTGGCTTCCTGAGGAACCTGTTGAGATCCAGGCTATGGGTCCGATCAGGTACGGGAAGACGGTATTACGTAAAGGTGTCGTGTCAATTGGCAAGTTCTCTCATTTGTTCGGGAGAGACTATCCAGGCCGATTCATGGCACCAAAGACTTTTTATCGTCGTTACGAAAAAGAAAACGTTAAGAAGGGATACGTGGTCGAAGGGTGGAAGCCGACAGATATCAAATTTGTCGCCGCCGGAAGCTGTCGCTGTCCGGACTAGTTCTTCGTACCGAGAGAAATGAGAAAGGACTCTTGGTCCGTCTTGGGGTATTTTGTGATGATGACAGGCTCCACCCAGAGGGCGACCTGTTGGATAGTTGAAACATAGTAGTAGGGAGCGCAAGCGCCCATGAAAAACCTACACAACTGTTAACAATGTCATGTTCTATCCGTAATTCAGAGCACTGTGGTGGTGGCGTTCTATCCCTC